TAGACTCGTTAGAGAGCCAGCTGGACAAAGGCAAGGGCTTATTTATAGGCATACTCCTTGTAGCAAGTGGAGCTGGAGCAGCAATATCAACAATAATGAATAAGTGGTTTTAAAAAATGGCAAAGTTACCAAAAGTAATAAGAGACATAAATCGTAGAGGGTTTGCAGATGGGGGTAGCACTGAAACAGCATTAGCATATGCTACAACTCCTCCTGAACAGAAAACAACACTACAAACGGGGGAACAACCTGCCGTAGCCAGTTTAACAGAACAACCGGGAGAAATTTTATCTGGTACAGATGTACAGTTAGGGGCTGATCCAACAATGACAACAGCCCAAGCCAGCACCACTGGAATAGAAATTCCTAGTTCTAATGCTCAAGTTGCTGCACAGTACAGTAATTACTTTGTAAACCAAAATACACCAGAAGCAATTGCAGCTCAAGGAAATTTATCCCAAGAAGCAATTTTAGGTGATGTATTAGGTACTGTTTCAACTGAAGCAAAAGCACAAGCTGCTCAAGGTACTGTTAGTGAAAAGGCAACGGTTAAATACCAGCTGGGACAACTGTTTGATAGTATTAAAGAAGGCGAAGAACTTCCCGCATGGGCAGCTGGCCCTGTAAGAGCTGCTTCTGCTATTATGCAAAAACGAGGTCTTGGTGCCTCTTCTATGGCAGCTGCTGCAATAACGCAAGCTGTTTATGAAGCCGGTGTTCCTATTGCTGCTACGGATGCTAAAACATATGCTACTATGGATTTGGCTAATCTTACTAATGAACAACAAACTGCTTTACAAAATGCTATGACTTATGCAGCTATGGATAAAGCAAACCTTAACTCTAGATTACAATCTGCTGTAAACAACGCAAAAAGCTTTTTATCTATGGATATGGCAAATTTAGATGCAAACCAAAAAACTAACATATTAAATGCTCAAGCAAAAATACAAACTCTGCTATCTGATCAGTCACAAGAAAATGCATCTAGGCAGTTTAACGCAAAATCTAACCAACAAACTATGGAGTTTTTTTCAGAGTTGGGTGTACAAATAGACAACGCCAATGCTACTCGTGTATCAGCTATGAGGCAGTTTAACGCTAGTGAAGAAAATTCTGTACTAAAATTTAAATCACAGATGGAAGACAGCCGAGATAAATTTAATTCAAATATGTCTGCACAAATTAATCAAGCAAATGCAAATTGGCGTAGACAAATAAATACAGAGAACACTGCAAGACAAAACGAAGTAAACCGAATTAACGCACAAGCATTACTAGGTCTTTCTACATCATCGCAAGAACAACTATGGCAAAGATACAGAGACGAGGCATCTTTTCTTGTACAAGTTGTGGAGAATGCAGCAGATCGTGCACATAGTATGGCAGAAATATCTCAACAAGCAGGATATGATAAAGCAATGTATGATTCCCAATTTAAAAATACAATGTATGCACAGCTAGGAAGTAGTACGTTGGATGGGATATTTGATATAGTTAGTAATGTGGCTGGCATAGTGCCTCCAACCCCAGATGCAACTAAATAACTTAAGGAAATAAAAACATGGCAAACGGAACAACATCTTTTTGGGATTATGTCTCAGATACAGCATCCTATGTAGGCGATGCAATCAGTGATGCATATAATTATGTAACAAAAGAAACCAGTCGTGGGTCTTTTCAAAATATGGGAAGAGTCACAGGCAGCGGTGGTGGTGGCGGAAACTACAGTGGAAGTTTTATGGACTATGCTCGTGATGTATACGATGCTGGAAAAGATGTTGTTAGGTGGGGTGGCGATGTAATTAAAAGTGACACCTTTAAAGAAACTATGAAATACATTAATAAATTAAAAGAAAAAGGTGCTGGTACTCCAGTAGCAGATATACCATTGCCACAATCAACAAAACGGGGAGGCTACCGTTCTAATCCAAACATAAGTGGTTTTAGACCAACAAGAAGAGGACAAGGACAGAATATTCCTAGAAGTTATGGAATGATAGAAAACATACGAGGAGATTCTAAAATAACAGAAAGAATCAATACAGAGGTTAGTGGAGTTGGATTTAATCCGTACTCATCATCTAATGTAAATTTATCTCCTAAAGCATCATTAGGTTCTATCGCAGTACGTAACCCTTACCGATCAGCCTACGGAAGTTTAACCAGTGCTAAACCTACATAGAAAGTAACAAAAAATGCCACGTTTTCAAGAAGTACAAACTCAAGACAACGAAATAGCTAAAAGACCATTTGATGGACCAGTGCCGGGCCAGTCTTTGACAGATGAACCGGGGAGATGGGCATGGGAAGGAACACCAGATATAACTGATCCAGATGAGGCAGTTTTATTTGTGGTGGATAAATTTGAGGATAATAAAAAAACACAGTCTGCGTATTCTAAACTTATGCTCGGAGGATTACCAATTGAAAGTATTGTGAACACAATATCATTTGGTGGTTTTATGGAAGGGAAATGGACTGTTGATGTAGCAGAAATTATTAAACCACCTCTTATGGCTTTCTTTATATCTTACGCAAATGAATATGATATTCCGTACAAAGTGTTTAACAATCCGGGTGAATTAACAGACGATGGAGTTCCAGATAATCAGGTGCTTTCTCTTATGGCTGATAGAAACCCAGAAGCATTTGCTCAATTACAAGAAGCAGCTAATATGGAGCAGCAAGATATGGAAATGCAAAACCAAGGATTTTTAGCACCACCTCCATCCGGTGGTGAACAAGAAATGATGCCAGAAGAATTAACACCGCCTGTTGAAGAACCGGCAATACCTATGGGAGAAATATAATATGGTAGCTCCAATTGTACCGTTTGTAGTTGGTATGTTGTCCAACTTAGCAGCAAGAAAAACAAAGTCTGAGGCTGCTGAAGCAGCTAAAAGTGTTGCAGATTATGAATACGGCCAACAAGTAAATTTAAAAAACATGGAGTTTACTAACGCTAGACAATTAGAATTTATAAAAAAAGGTGGCACCAGCATGTTTACCGAGTTTACCACGGATTTATTGCCTATTAATATGGGTGGGCCAAACGTAACTAATTTTTTAAACAAACAAGGGCCAGAATTTATGTATGATTTAGGTATTCGTACAAAATTGTGGGGTATTAAAGCCACTACTGACGGGGCAAATGCAAGTGGTAAAGCTTTTAATTGGATTAGTCAGTTAAATAATATTTCTGATGATGAATGGACTTACATAAATAATACGTATCCAAATCAAGCTAATAGAATTAAAGCTGGAATTAAAGGAAGAGTAAGTTTAATTGACACAGATATGAGACAAACTGAATCAGGAATGGCAGAGGGAGCTTTAAACAGCCAATTATTATTTGGAGATTACAATTCTTGGATACGGGGTACGATTGTAGGAAATATTGAAAACGAAACTAATAAAGTTTTTAATAGTGATAATGTTCTTCAACAACCACCAAAAGAAATTCCATTATCTATAGCTGACAGTTGGGCGTTTGTAACAAAAAACAATTCTTACGATTCTAAAGTAGATAAAAAACAAGCTAACGAATATTTTTCAAATGTAAGCATGGAAGTTGCTTTATTTCAAACACCATTGCCACAAAAAGAAAATTTAAATCAAAGAGATAATATTTCAAATGCTAATGGAAAACTTTGGATGCAAGCTCATCCTATACAATCTGTAGGTTTTACACAATTTGCACCAATTATGCTTGATAAAGTGTATGATAACAAAGGTATGCTAACCGATGTGCGAGCTAAAGGTATTTACGACAGTCCTTTTTCACACCCAAATTTAAAAAACGCTGCTAATTATGTAACAAATGAAGCATACAAATATGCAGATAGTAAATTAACTCCGGGGTCAACCTTGCACACGTTAAGAAAAGAAGGTTACCATTTTAATTATCTAGATACTGTGTACTACCAAATAGATGCACTTGCATCAGTTGCAGGTCCCTATGATCTTCCCGGGAGTTTTGTTGCTACTGGAAAAGATCAAGGGTATGGATTACTTCCAGCGTATGCAGACGGGACTTCATTTTTAGAAGAGAATTTTGCCCTTACTCCAACTCTTATAAAGGGTTACAGAGAGTTGGCACGTCAAGGTGAATTAGCATTAGATAATACAAGAAGACAAAAAGAATTAATAGATAAATTAAATCTTGGTGGCACGTTTTTAACAGGGGCTATATCTCTTTATGAACAAGTTACAACAGCAGGAAAAGATGTAGTTAGTATGCTTACTGGTGCCGTTGATACTGGGCAGTTTAATACGGATCTAATGAATGAAAAAATAGATGGGCAAGTATCTGGAATAGAAGTTCAAATGGGCGAGTTAACAACCCAAATAGGTAGTGCTACAGGTGTTACAAAAACTGATCTTGAAACACGATTAAAAAATTTAGAAGCAACTAAGAGTATGCTTAACAAGTTAAAGGACACATATCTTGGTATAGACATGAATGATGCGTATTTAAAGCTTGATGATTATAAAGACGATGAAAACAAAACAAAAGCTATTCAAGTTGCAAGGTTAGCTCTTTTACGAGGAGGTCTTGTATTCTACGCTGCAGCTATATTCCAAGGAGAGGGTGGTAAAGCTATTTCCGATGGTGATAGAGAGTTGGTAACAAGGGCTTTAGCTGTTAGTCCATTTACTACAAAAGAACAAGCTTTGGCTGCTCTTGATGAATTTGATTTAGGTATGGCTTCTATTGTGGGGAGAGCAGAAAGAATTGGCAATGGTAACATTCAACAAAAATGGGCTGCTTTAAATTATACCAGTGTTTATCCAATGTTAAATGATAGTAGTAATTCTTTAGATAGAGAAAAACTACCTAATGCTCAAATTTGGAGAGCGCAGGTGCCTGAAAATATTCGTGAAAATACAAATTTAAATGATGGTGGGCAGCGAGAACCATCCGAAAATGAAATTACGGTTTCAAAACAAACAACTAAAATGAATAATTTTCTTAACCAAACTGCCCAAACAAAAAAATCTTTAGGATTCTTGTTAAGTAAAGAAGCCGTAACTGTTGGAGCAATTTTACCAACCGACCAAAAGAAATTACAGATTTTTGCAGACACTAATGAATTGGAATATTAAATGGTAGGTATATCTGAAGATAAAAAAGAATATTTTGTAAACCCAGAAAGTAAAGTTGCTCTTGATGAAATGTTTTCTAATTATAAAGTAAAATTAGGAGAAGCATTAAATGTGCCTACAGAAGATGTAAACATAGCTCAATACTATTATCCAGAAATGAAACCTATTTATCGTCAAGGTAACGAAGCTCCTCCAGATTTAAAAGGAACACCTGTGGATGCTCTGTGGGGAAGTAAAATTTATCGTGGTTTTAAAGGAATGGAAGTAGATCCAGAGACGCAAGTTCCTATTCCTGTTTACGAATATTTTTCAGAGGGGAGTCCTAAGTGGAATACTTATACAAAAGATGTAAATAAAGCACGTGCTATGGAAGATGTTTCTAACTGGTTACCTGTAGGACAAAACGAACAGGGGGAAATGTTATACAGCGGAAATATAGTAGATCAAAATGGTCTTATATTTAAAATGGAAGATAAAACCACCAATCAAATAAACGACATTATGTACGGGTGGGCATCTGGAATTAAAGATAGAAAAAACTTTGGTATAGATACACTAAAGTATCTTGCAGGTAAATCTGACCACACACAAGGTGGGGCATTAGAATTTGATGTAGATGAAGACGGTAGAGAGATAACAGGTGCACCATATCTTATTGATAATACTTGGTTAGGGCAAGCATTTATTTGGAATAAAAATCGTTCTAGTTTTAAATTTAAACCAAACAAACTTGGAACACCAACAGAGTACGATGTGCCAGTAGGAGACCTTATGGCTGCTCAAGCGTTAGCACATTACGGTGGATTTTCATATGATATAATTCCCGGTTCTTTGGATTTAGCTATACGAGGAGCGGGGTCAGCACAGCAAACAGTTAAAGAAGCAACTTACATAGGTTTACATAAAATTGGAATGTTATCAAATCTTGATATAGAAATAGTAGATAATCAACCTGTAGTAGTAGGAAAAAATAATGATAATGCGTTTTCTTCCCATGCTTTTCTTTATGAAACTACAAAAGATACTGCGGGAGTTGGGTTTTTTGATTTTAAACAAAAGAAAGAAATAAAAAAAGCAATACCATTTCCTAAAACAACATTTTATGATTTAACAAGAGATTTATCTTCTAAAATAGCCCCATTTTATTCTGTACCACTTACTACTGCTCTTATAACTCCGCCTGAAAAAATAAGTGATGCAATAATGGGTAGAAGTATATTAGCAAACGGTGAAATTGGAAATATTATTGCCGGAGAAGGGAGAGCTACCTCTGTAAAATACGGACAAGAAATACTTGGTATGATTGCCGGATGGAGAACTTTAGATAGAGTAGGTGGAAAAGTTTTTGGTTTTGGTACACCACGGGGGAAAAAACTTTGGGGACAAGTGCAAAAAGACGCTGAAGAATTATTTAACAATGATCCTACTAAAAAAATTAAATGGAATCAAATACCAAAAGATGACATATATATTAAAGAAGATTATTATACAGCAGCTACAAAAAATTATTTAAATAATAATAAAAATAAATACCTTCCTGAACTTACTAACTTTTTAGATAGAGGCCGAATAGCCCAAGCTAAAAACATGAAACTTAGCGATAGGTTAAATATAGGTACATCAAGTACATCGGCTGTAGGTGGTTTAACTTTTCAAGGATTTTTTAGTGGGAGAGAACGTATGACTTTTCCAGATGCCGTAGGAGGTTATGGAGTGCCTCTTACAGATTATACTAATACTGAAGAACCCGTTATACCCTATCTTATTGGTGCCTTAATATTTGGATTACCTACAGCTTACACTATTTCTACTACAGGTGTACAGCAAGGTATTATGAACAATACTTTATCTTTAAAAAGACCTATTAGTTCTACTCTTAAAGCTGTGCCACAAACTGGTATTGCTCTGTTATCAGGACCAGAAGCTTTGTATGATGTAATGAGATTTGCATTTACTGGAGGAAAATTTGGAGGCTACAGTGATACATCTGTTACTGCATTTCAAGTTGCTGAAAAAATTCCTGATGTTATAAATGGGAGATCTATACCTAAAAAACATAAAATAAATATGGCTAATGTTATAATTGCTGCAAAAGCTCAAGCAGTTAAGTCTGGAACTACACAACAAATTGTGCAAGAAATTGAAAATGGTAGACAGTTTATAAAAGATTTGAATAATTTACCAGATACATTTAAAGATAATTATAATTTAGCTATGGTAGAACTAGAAGGTTTGGTAGGTTTAAAAGCAATGGATAACATTGTGGGGGAGGCAGCTAATTTAGGATTTAGTGTAGATGCTAAAAAGGCTTTAAAAGCTGCAGAACATATTGAAGCAAGAAGAGAAAGTTCTATGAAATTGTTAAGAGCTTTAGAACCTTTATTTAAAGCATTACCTGATGGAGAAGAATATAGAAATATTAAAACGCACCTAAATCAAATGTCTAGAAATGGAAATCTTGAAATAAAAAGAGCTGATGCACAGTTGGGAGAATTAGATACTGTATTAGCTTTAGAACAAGAACTTCTAACTTCGCCACACGCTCTTGACCGTATAGGAAATAATAATATTAGTGAACAAATACTTGACGCAAGGATAGCTGTTAAAAAACTAATAGGCGTAGAAAAAGAAGAAATTTCTAAATTAATATTAGACACTAGAATAAAAAATAATAAAAATCTTACAGCAACTGTAGGGAGATTAAGAGAAAATCCAAATAGTTGGACCGATAAAAGTGCTGGTGCAGAGTTTCAACAATTGGATGAGCAACGTGCAGGACAGATAAATAAATATGCAGACGACATATATAAAGAAGTAAAAAGCGATTTAAAAAATAAACCTGTAAAATTAAGTTCTATCTTTGAAACTTTAGATCAGTCGTTTTTTAAAGTAAACCAAAGTGAAGCTACAATTAGACCAAAAGATGCTGCAAACATAAGTAATATAATTGGTGAAGTTGTTGAACTTCAATTAATGCAAACTTTAAAGAAAAATACAACTCCACAAGATTATAAAGATATTAGACAACTTCTTATAGAGGAGTCAGGAGTAGGTGCACTTCAAAAATACGATGATTTTACAAATTTATACCGTGTTATACTTCAAGATTCAAATGAAGGAGAAGCTGTTAGAGATATTTTAAATGAGTATGTGCCACAACTTCTTAAACAAGGATTTAGAATACCTGCAGATAGAGTGTTAAATATACATAAAACTTTATCGGGAAGTAGAAGAAGTTTTGGAGAAAAAGGAAATCCTATATTTGAAGCATATGGTAAAACTATAGATATTTTACAAAAAGAATTATCAAGTGGTAATGGTGCTGTGTTGCAAAAAATACTTCGTGCTGGAGAAATTTATGGTAATCATTTTCATGCATCAAAATCTGGGGCGTTTGCAAATTCATTAGCTAGGTATACAGGAGTAGATTCTAGAGTTAAAGGATTTCAAAAAAGTATAGATAATCCAAGTAATAAAATGTATACTACTCCTCCTGAAAAATGGTTAGATACTGTTGTAGACATGATTTTTGACGGAAAAACAAGCCAAGCAGCCTCTATGCTAAACGAAAGATTTGGTGAAATAATAACTTTACCTATGGACAAAGCAAAAGGTACGGCTATGGTTACCAACAGTTTTTCAGTAGGAACTGAAGCAACTACACGAAGAATTGTAGATCCAGAAAGTGCTAGTAAACTTTCAGCGTTAATAGATTGGAAAATAAACAATAGACTTTATTTTGATAAAAGAACGACCAGTATTTTAGAAAGGGTTGCTGAAGGAGAGTATGCTGACATTGCTGTAGAAGGTGTTGGTATATTAGGAGCAGCTAAAAAGGGGCCCGGTTTTAAATCAGCAACAGTTAAAAAAGCAACTATACAAGATTTTACTACAATTTTAGATAATATTCAAAATTTTTCTGATGAAATGTCATTGTTTAATATGGCGGGTGGCACATATGAGCACATAGATAAATTAAATCTTAAAACGGGTACTATGCTAACTATTACAGATGAAATGGCAACTACTAATTTTAGTGGTATGAACAGCATCGGTAATACGGATGCAGTTATTAGAACTCTTGTAAACAACGATGCTGCAACAAGGCGTGCTTATACACAATACATGACTACAATTAAACGTGCAGACCGAAAAATTGTAAACGAAATAAAAGGAAGAAAAAATAAAGTTAAAAGTCAAATAACTGATTTTCAATCTTTTACAAAAGCAATGGCTATAGATACTTCTGGACAGAAAAGACCATTTAGATTTTACGAAGCATATGATTTTTTAACATCTGAAGACGGAAAATACATTGGGCAGTATATACAATACGCAAAAAAATTAAATGGTGAAAAAGGAGTTAAAGATGCTTACAATTTTATAAATCGTGTTTTAGAAAAAGGTTTTAAAGACCGTACCAGTGTAAGAATTATTAGTCCTGATGGAAGTTACACTACAGGCAGTGTTATGCCAGATGGAAGTAACAGAGTTAGAAAAGAATATGTTACTATGCCTGTAACTGAAAGAGCTGTTGCAGAAATGGACAGGATTCCTAATTTATTACAAGACTCAAGATTTGGTTTATTTAAAGATGCTTCACATATGGAAAAAGCACGATCTATATACATAAATACTGAAATGCACACTATGAAAGATTTAGGTATAGATAATTCTTCTTGGGCAAACAAGATGTCAGCTGAGGTTAGATTACAAGATTTACCTACACCTAATACTACTAATCAACACATGGCAAATACTATGTCTTATTTAAGAAGGGTTGTTTCTCCTTGGTGGATTGGTGGATCAATATGGGTTAGAGAATTGAGAGGTAAAAATCTTGATATATTTATGCTTATGGCAAGAGATCCAAGATTAACAGATTTAATGCACGGTGTTTTTACTACAGGTAAAATAAATGATTCTGCGTTAAAAACGTATTGGGAAGGTGCTACAGGTTTAAGAGCTGCAGGAGCTTCGTCTAATTTGTGGGGTGATAATTATATAAATTTTGAATTAGAACATAATTTTGATTTTACAGATTCTGACACATCTAAAATAGATAGTTTACAAAATATTAAAATGGAAGATAAAGCAACCCAAGAACAACTAGATGAATTGTTTTTTTAAAATAAGGAGAATAAAATGCCGGGTAAACACATGTATAAATATATGGCTGAAGGAGGTAGGGCTGACATGTCTGCTAAACCAGATATAGCAAAACTAGAAACAGGCCGAGTAGAAATGCCTACACCAATGACAGATGCAACAGAGTTATCCAATGTAGCACCGTTAAATGTTAAACAATACCCTAACAAAAGACAAATGAAATATGGTGGAAGTATTATGTACAGCAACGGACCTAGAAAGGTGAGGAGTTAAGCATGGCAGTAAGAGGAGCAGAAACAGGAAAAGGTATTAAGTTAAATAAAGATGGTACCGTTCCTAAAAAGAACAGAAGAAAAACACCAATGCCACCACATAGAGGAATAGAGTCTTCCCCTGTAACACAGATAAAAGTTGGCAATGGTAGTATAAGAGATTTGTTAAGTTTTATTGGTGGAAATGATGATATTAAAGTAATAAAAGGTAAAAAAGCAATTGCTCAAAATGAAAAAGAAATTTTAAGAGAAAGAGCTAACGAAAAAGTTACAGGGTATTATAATGCTGTAAGTGGAATGGCAGGAGATGCTGCTAAAGAAAAAATGGCTAAACTAAGTCCTAGCAGATTTGACACAATGAGACAAAACATGATAGAACCTAGAAATATGGGATTAGCAGGAGATAACATTATTTCTACCAATGATTTTGGTGTAGATAATATGGTAGATTCTGAAGCTATACAAGGGGGATCACCAATCAACCCCATGTTAGAACGAGGCAGAGCAGAGGCCGGAAGATCTGGTGGACCAACAGTACCAAACAGAACAGCCTCACGTAGACCTCCTGTTGAGTTACCATTTGGTGAAAACCCTAATGCTGCTCCAGATTTTGCAAATATGGAAAGCCCGCAGAGGGTGCCTGCACAGCCAGAGAGACCCCAACCATTAAAGTACAGCCCCTATGCTAAACCTCAACAAAGGGGGATGGTACCAGAAGCTGCAATGAATGTATCTAGAGCACAGGATGCCCGCAGCTACGGCATGTTAGGAGGTGTAGATGAAGATAAAAATAAAGCTTACACGGCATCCCAACAATTTGCTCCGCTTGTAGACGATGATCTTAGACAGTTAGGTCAAGGGGGTGGCCCTTTTGTATATGGTGGAGCTGTAAAGAAAAAAAAGAAGAAGAAAAAACTAGCAGGTGGTGGTAAAGTAACCTCCTACAATTACTAAGACCTACAAAGTTTAGCTACATCTTCCTCTACAGAAGAGCCTATCTTTTTCAAGTGTTCTACTACGGCTCCTATTACATGGGTGTTAGGGTAATCTTTCTTCCACCCATCTAGGGCAGTAATCAAAGTTTCTTTTTCTATGTAATTTACTTGTGTAATAATTTTGCCGTCTGAGTTTACCTTTACAGATAGTTCAAACAGACTTGCTTCCGCCATCTTACTTTTCCAATCTTCCTAATCTGTGAAATAGATTTAGAAGTTTTTCTTCTACTTCTTTATCTGGGGGCGATGCATACTTTATGTAATAAGCTATAACTTTTCTTATTAACCCAGCATCCTCTAGAGCTATTATAGGTTTAGCACACTTCACTATATGTCTACTAACTCACACACTCCGGCAGTACAGGCTAATTCCTGTGACCCCTTTGTGTTATCTTCTTTTTCAAAGTCCTGTAATTTACGCCAGTCTAAAGTTGCTGGCATTTTTTTTACAAGTTTCTTGTATTCTTTCTCATCTATATCTTGATAGGGAGCCTGCTGATACGTGTGATCGGAAAAGGGGAGAAAGGAGACACCACTAAGGTATTCAAAATTTTCCCAACACCACGCACCAACAGGTACCCACTCATTTTCCTTTACCGAAATGGTAACAGAAGGCTTATGCTCACACCAGTGTTTTGCATAAATCTTCCATAACTCAAGCTGTTCTATTGCAGACATATCGTTTCTACAAACAGAACCTATAGGTGCTTTCATCGGAAAGGAGAATACTGTAGTATGTTCTGGTTTCATAACATCTGGCTCACTAGGTATACCAGAGTTAATTAAAAATTCAGTGAGGGGATCTTTATTATCTCCCCGTACTGTTCTTATATAATAAGGGTTGTGTCTTGCATGTATACCGCTGGCACTGTCTACCAATTGACTAACCGTACCAGAAGGTTTGACACAAGTAATAGCTGTGCTTTGGTTTATACCAAATTTATCTGCCCAATATTTATTAGCCTCTACAGCAACACCCCTTAAAGTTTCTAATCTTTTTTCTAACCCACCTTCTTTGCCATTTAACAGTGTGCTATCCATAATACCTGTAAGAGATACACCGAGTAATCTCTCTTCTTCTGTATTGTCTTGCCATCTTTTTCTTAGGTAGCCAAAGTTAGTAAAGGTAGATTGTATTGTGCCTAACAATGTAGCAATCTGTATTTTCTTACTGAGAGTAGCCACCGTATCACCGGCACGTACCACGACCTCTGTAAGATTACAAAATTGATTAGGCCGTAGTATAATTTCACTACATGGATTAGTACCAAAATCCCAACTGGCATCTCTTCTACCATTCTCAGCAGCCTTTGCCTGTGCAGAAGCTCTGCTAAAGATACCCCTCTCACCAGATTTACTCTCGTACAAAGACAGCCATTCTTTCATAAAGATACCTGCGTCTGGTTTCTCTGTATAAGCAACAGAGTTATTAGCCAGTGCTCTCTCTGGATTTGTTTCCCACCAAGCACCAGATTTAGCCGCACGCACTCGTTGGTCGGATAAGTTTGACAAAGAGATGAGGGCTGATCTACGTACACCACCCACTACTACTACCTCTCCTGTCTTACAAACTATATCATGACACTCCATAGAGGAGAGTTTTCTACCTCTGGCACCTTTAAATTTCTCTACAGTAAAGTCAAATAGGTCTACCAACGGTTGTGGACCACTGGCTCTACCACCAAATGTTTTAAGTCTTGTACCTGCAGGTCGTATCTTTGACACATTAATTTTAGGAACTCTTCCTGTATACAGATAAGATACTAAATCTCTAAACCCCTTTGCCCAACCTTCTTTAGAATCTACAACAGACACCACATCCTCTGTATGTTCAAACTCTACATCTGGCACAGTAGGCAACTTATCAACATACTGTCTCTCTACAGAGAACCCTACTCCTGTACCATTCATCAGTATGTACAGGACTTCATCAAAAGCCCTTGGGCTATCTATCGGTATATACGAACAGTTATAGCCAGCAATGTTTTCTCTCTCTAAAGCTTTACCTGCGGTCATCAATGCTCTCATAGAAGGCATAACTGATAATGACAGTACAGCTTCCTCCATGTCCTCCCAAGACTTTTCATCTATTCCTTCTACGTTTTGGCGAAAAAAAGATATAAGTCTATCTACTGTTTCCCCCCAACTTTCTCTTCTTCCTTCTTTCTCTAGCCACCGAGAGTATCTAGACATATGTATAAACGCCTGATATTCTGTTGGTAAATAATTTCCCCCTAATAATGATGCCATCTAATTTTCTCCATATTCTAATTCTAATATTAATTCTGCGTAATGTATAACTTTTTTTATATCTTCTGCCCCGTTTTTCTTTTTATGACGAGAGATATACTTTATAATATTTCCCTCTAGGAAGTCAAGTTTATTTTTAGAAATATATTCTATAGGCATAATCTCAAAATCTATGTAGTGATTGCCACCTACCTGTCTATTTTTTCCTTTTACAGATTGTTTTATCATATCATCATGTGAATCATACTGTTGTCTTTTTTTCATCTTATACTCCAGTCCTTCTGGTATACTATCACTGCTTATCATCTGTATCCTCCCCAAATATAGACACAATATTATCTTTCTGTACACGTGCGGTAGGTTTTGTTCTGTCCATAAGGCTATCAATTATTGGGAGTTTCGTTTCGTTTCTCATCTCCTCCAATATAACACTCTGCCCTCTTTCCTTTATCATATCCATATCATTGGCCAGTAAAGACAGTACACCCCTAGAAAGAATGTATGATAGATCAACATGATTATCACCAATATTATGTGTATCTATTACAGCAAGACTAACACCATCCTCCCCATCAGGTTTAAGCAGTATAACATACATACCTAAAGGGAGCTTCTTTCTGTAACCGTTTAAATCTTCCTTATTCATCTAACCATTCCTGTGGTAAAAAACCTTCACACCATTTAAAACCATAGCGTTCACACCACCCAGCGTAAGTAGTTTTAGAACCTTTATAAAGTTTATTACTTGCTCTCATAAACAAAAATCTTAGATCAATTTCGGGGTGTTGTTTTTTAATTAACAGATGTTTACCCCTATCTGCTGTAGTAAAAAGTCCTTTTGCTTCTATATAGAAGTTTTTTCCCTCTATAACAAAGTCAGGATTATAAGTAGAATGCCTAACATAATCTATTTTCTCCGATTCATATTGAAATTTTACATTTTTTCTATTTAAAGCTACAGCGATAGACAATTCAAAGTCTGATCGGTAGCCATGATGTCTTAGTACCATTATACCCTCGGCATGTTTTTATGTATTATATCCTCAAACTTATCGTTAAAGTACTTAAAAGTTTTAGGTGCATTCTCCCGTAGAATGCCTCGTTGTTCTTCTATGCCTGTCCAGTGTAATACTACTAGACTGTTTCTTGCTTTTGCTTGTACAGCCAATATATCTAAATCATGATCTATCTTCTCCTTATGTTCTTCAAATCTATCATCACCCCAAGGTTCATCAAGATCAAATGTTTTAGTCATTCGGATTGGTATGCCATTGGGTCTGTTGCGTAGTTCTTTTACAATACTATCACCACCAAATGTTTTATCACACTCTTGGTAACCAAAGTATACACCTTCGTTGATGTAGCTATCTCCTATGGTTACTTCTGTAGATAAATAAATCATACCTCTATTTCTCTCTTCTTTAATTTTGTATACCAAACAAGAGGTCGTTGCGTTGCCTGTGTTCCTACCTTTTTATGTAGTTGTGCAGTAGGCCAACACTGTGCTTTATAATCACAATAGCCACACACCGTGTGCATAACTCTGTTTCCTGTAGCAATTATCTCACCTTTTCTTTTCCCGTGCTGTACACGGAATGTTTCTTCTTTATCTTTAAATTCTTTCTTTAATGGTTTGTCTTGTAACATTGTTTTTGCATTAGATTTTGCCTTAGCCAACTGCTCTACAGAGTCTTCCTCTTGGTAATCTGGTGCTTCACATACTGCCCATTCACCAGAAGCTTTGTCTACAACAATCCACCCACCAAAGTCCATGTTCTTTGCTTTGCTGTACAGGTATCCTTGCATCAAATACCCAAAGGTATCATCTTGTTTTACTTTGTTGTATCCACCAAACTCTCCACCAAATTTCTTAGAGAAAGCATACGGGGATGCAGATTTTATGTCCCACACTTTGCCATCAATAACAACATCTAATGTACCGTTAAGTTCACACACATCTAAATCTAAATTAACTCTCTCTTGTTCTGATTCTATATTTACGTTAGCTGATTTTAAAACTACCATAGCTATAGCTTCTATGATGTCACCAAATAAAAACCGCATGATAGAATTATATTGTGTCTCTTTAGGTGATTCGTTTTTGTCATGCCATTGTTGGCACATGGGTTTGCCCAAGCCACTCATCCGTAACGAGTAATCACTTTTACCACGAGACAGTTGTTTGACTAAGGCATCACCACAATCGTTTTTAAAGTTTTCTAAAAGTTCAGGGTCTAGATCAATACCTTCTTTCATGGCACGATCTAGTAATCCCTGTACTTTCATTAAGATAGGATTAGACAAACTATCTATCCTGTAGCATTAAGAACTTCACCAAAATCGGACAAGTCTCCTAATTTAGCTTTCTTCTCTTTTTGTTCTCTCCACTGGCCCATCACTTTATTATTGATGGCTTCTTTGGTCTCAAAAAACTTAGCGATTAATTCTTGATCACTATCTTTTATGTCCACGTATTTAAGTGTAGACATAACTGGGACATAGTAAGAATTACCACCCATCTTCTTTCTTGAGGTAGTTACTTTGTTAACAGACGTACACATAATCTTTTTCTGTCTGTCAATCATTTTTATATGGTCACTGACAGGCATAAAACCAGAGCCTCTAACATACCAAACGGAAGGTACTTCATCAGGCATATCTACTTTGTTACCGTCTGCATCTACAGGATTAACCAACTGCACTGTGTTGTACAGAATCTGATTACACTTCACACTTTTGTGTAACATCATTTCTGGACTGTCTTTAGCTAAACCATCGGCTTGATCTTTGGTCAGCCTTCCACACCGGATACCACCTTCTGTATCATAAAAGTCAGCACTTAAATTTGGTGCCTGTATAGTTTGGCTACCAAAAGTTCCCTGCTCTGCATCCCACCTACTGTAGGTAAACAACCTAAAAAATATTCGTAGATGAGCTTCCTTTGCATAGGCAGTAACACCGTCAGGTAATTTTAAAGAGAACTCCCCACGAGGAATGCTCCTACCTTCATTGTCTTCTTCACCATGATTAATGGCAAAGCGAGGAAGGCTCTGACTTTCATTACTACTTACTTCTTGCCCAGTCAATGCCGCAATTTCTGCCACTGACATGTTCTTTAGTGACGGCACTACACTTGGTGTATTCGTTACAACATCATTTGACATCATAATTTCTCCTTCGGTTTATAGTGTTAAAACTTCATCCATGTCAAGCCAGTCTTTACCTACTTTTAATTCAATACCCACCGGCATGTCATAGTCAATATTGTATCGTTTCATAGCTTCATCCTTGATACTCAACATGGACTCCGTTAAAATTTCAATTGCCTTTTTCTCCTCGCTTGGAAAAACATCAAGGACAATTGAATCATGTACTGTGTTACATACCACAGACTGCATGTCGCTGTCAAACAAAATTTGTCTTAAATTTATAAGAGCAAGCGGGAGCAGATCTGCGGTAGCAAATCCTTGTACAGGATAGTTTTTTATGGCGGTAGCGTGTGTAGAACCGCCATGAAAGTTCCTACGAACATGAGGAAAATGATAAATCCTACCAGAAGGAAGGGTGATCTTTTTCGTCTTAATCGCTTCGTTTTGTAAAGAGACGTGCCATTTAGCAACATCTGAATATCTGGCCTTGAAAAGGTCGTAGTACGCAACTTCTTTTTCTGTTCCATATGTACCTCCGTATAGTGGTTTAAATGTATGTGCTTTTGCTTCCTGTCTAGATACACCCAATGCTTCTGCAGAAAAGCTATGCACATCAAAACCTTTCCTTACATCAGCATACACCTGTTTGTCCTGTGCAAGAAAGCCTGCAACTCTAAATTCTAATTGACTGTAGTCTCCCTCCAATATCTTTCCTCCCTCCCATCGTGATACAACACAAGCCCTCACAGGGAAAGTTGTACCTCTTGGCATGTTCTGAAAGTTTGGATTACGAGAAGATAGTCTTCCTGTAGCCGTAACGCATTGCATATAGTGAGGATGTATAAAACCTTTACTATCTAGTCCCTTCTCTATACCATCAACAAATGTTCTTAAGTATGTACCTATAGCATTGTATTTTATATAGGCACTGATAAATTTCTTTTGCTCGTCATTGGCAGACATAGATAAGTTCTCTAATGTTGGTCTGTCTGTTTTAAAGCCGTGTGTACTGACATCATAAGCATCTCTCGGCACAAGTTTAAAGCCACCAACTTCTCCTGTAGATTTAAATACTATGCCATCAGAATTACAAGTTTTACAAATTCTTTTAGCCTTACCTGTTGTGCCATCTTTCTTTAGCGGATTAAAGTATCCCCTTCCTTTACAGGAACCACATTGATGGGACTCTGTATGGGGAACTATTTTTGTATAGGTTCTTACCTTCCTAACAAAATCATCTTTACCTAACTTGCGAACTCTTTTCTTTCTCTTTGTACTACCATACTGTTCATATCCTAAATTAAATGTACTCGCCCAGAATTTTTTATCAGTCACTGCTCTGCTGTATAAAACTTTAGACCTGTCCTCTGGGCTGTCTAAATTTATAGGAGTATCCCCCATAGTACGTTTAACTTCTCCATCAAGAAATTCATGTAACTCATTGTATTCATTCTTATATTCTTCTCTAATTTTAGTGAGAGAATCCACATCAACTTTCATACCTGTGTTTTCCATCTCGGTAAGAACCTGACACATCTCATTCATTAAAATTACAGTGGGTGCAAGCCCATCTTTTACTGCCTCTTGCTGTGCAAGATACAATTGTTTTGTTACTTCTACATCAGCCCTGCCATACTCTTCTACAATATCCCAAGGTATATAGTCAAAAGATACCCCATCTTTCATGTACTGTGCAGTTAAGTCGGTACGTTTCTCATCTAAATCATATCTCTTAGCGGACTCAGACAAAGACAGAGCAACTTTATCTCCACCGTGTATAACATACTCAGCTATCATCGTGTCGTATAGCTTTCCTGTATAGGTAAAGTTACAAGCAAGGAGCCACTTCAAGTCAAACTTAATGTTATGGCCCACTAAAACTTCCGTATTATCCAGAACTTTCTGCAGTACAGCAAAGCCATCCTCTGTCGGTTCTTTTTCTGTGTGGGTGAAACAGAGGTAGCCCTCACTGTCAGGGCGATAAATCTTTTTCTCTGTAAAGGGAGCTATTATATCAGAACCTACAGCACTGTACCCCACAGACACTAACATGTTTCCTGTATAAGGATCAAGGTCTAACTTGCCTGCCTCATCTTTTTTATATGTTGTTTCTATGTCAAGAACGGTTATCATCAAACTTCCTATTTAAATATTTTATAGCAAAATCTTGTACAGAGTTGCTGTGGTAGTGGGGAAACTTTCTCCCAT